GTATACGTGCCTGAAAGTTCTTGGATTGCACCCACGGCGCATAGCGCACGTTGTTGCCGGCTCGCATGTGCACCCGTTGCGGCGTCTGCTCCAGCGTCTCCACTGTCCACGCCTTGCCCAAGCGCCCTGTGCGCACGTACGTCTGCCTCGGTCGCTCAGCCGGGTAATCGGCCAGCTTCTCTTGCAGCAGGCGCAGGCTTTGCTGCATGGGTGCACGCGCCCACAACACGTTGTTCACTTTGTTTAGCCGCTCCAGTGCCAACTCCACACCGGACACTTCAATGCTGATTTCCGCCATGCTTTCAGCCTACACGACGAATCGGCACGCCCTGTGCAAAAAGAGAGGGCCGCCTGGGATGGCGGCCCTCCGGTCTTGGGGGAGACCTCTCTCAAACGCCGCTGGGAGGAACGGCGTCAGGAGCATAGATAATCGGCACCACCCAGCATCGACACCCTGGGTGCGCCGGGGGCATGTACTGCCCCTCAAACTGCGCGCCTATCTTCGTGCGCGTGCGGTACAGCTTGCCACAGATCGGGCACACCCGCTCGTCGCGTGCCGTGCGCCATTCCATGAACTCAACCACACCACTCTCTTCGTAGGCCTGTTGGTTCGCCCGCGCAAAGGCACCCGTCAACTCCGTGGCCGCAATCAGCTTGGCCCGTCGTGCGCTGAACCCGGACGCCCGCAAGTCCCGTATCAGCGCAGGCGTTCCCTCTCCGTTGTTGATGAATCGCGCCACGGCCTCCCGGATGTTGGAACGCGTCGTCTCCGTGATCTGCGACACCAGTTGCGCCGCATACTGCCGGGCGTTGTCACGGGCCCGCGTGTTTACCAGTGTCCAGTCAAAGCCCAGCGATGCGCCCGACAACTGATCCACCGCCACTTGCACGCCCAGGTCCGACGCATCCACCAACGCACGCTGCAACACGTCACGGAACCTTGCATCGCCCGCCACAAGCCGCTGTTCCCAGTCCAGAATCTCCGCTTCGCTCATGGACGGGCCAAACACTTCCCGCAACCACTCACGCAACGCACGCTCCACACGCGGCGTCACGTCGTCAATCAGTCCGTTCAACAACAGCGATTCCGCCTCGTCGTCGTCGGGGTCCAGCTGCAAGCGCAGTTGCTTGATGGCGTCAGGGGTAGGCGTTCCAGTCCAGACGAAAGCCGCCGCGCATTTCGCCCAGCAGCGCCCCCTTTTCCTCGTCGCTCAGAATGGCGCTGCGAAACGCCGCCGGGTCGGGTTCGCTCCGCTTCTTCGCCCACCTCAGAAAGCGCTGCACTTCCGCCGCCCGCACAGCCGACGGATTGTCGGCTTGCCCGTCCGTCGGCATATTGTCCTGATTGTCCGCGGGCGGCCCTTGCGGTGGTGCCGTCGGGGGAGACACCACCACCACCGGCGCCGGTTCGGGGTCCAAATCGTCGTACGTCACACCGTCGGGCAGCTCAAGGCCCAACATCTGCGCCACAATCGACGGCTTGAGCCCGGCCCCCACGTACTGCGCAAAGGCCGCCGCCCGCTCGTTCTCGTCCTGCTGGAACACGTCCAGCGCCTGCGGCCGGAACTTCAAGCGCAGGTTCAGCGGCCCGAAGAGTTGCGCATTCAACGCCCGCTCGATCAATTGCGCCTGCGGCACAACCGTCGTCTCGTAGAACGCCTGTGCGTCCTGTTTGGCCGTCGCGTAGTTGGCTGCATTGCTCATGACCAGACTGTGCGGCACGCCAAATGCCGTCGCAATGTCCTCCCGCTGTTCGGCCGTGAGTGCCTGGTTGCCCAGCTCGGCAAGCCCCTCGCCGACGGGCACGTACTGCACGGCAGCCGACACCACTTCGGCGCTGTAGGCGTTGCCGATCCCGCTCATAAAGCGAGACCACCAGGTCTTGAGGCGTTCGCGTTCCGAAGGCAGCGGCTGCCCGTCTACCGTGAGCAAACCGGCCTTGACGGCCCCCCGCTCAAAGTAGGCCTTCGCAAATTGCGCCGTGTTGTAGAGCACGTTCGCCGCACTGGCTGCCGCTTGCGCAGGAGCCGGGCGCGGTTCCGTCTCGCTCATGCCCTGCAACCAGATGTACACCACGTCGGTGATGGGCAACATCGTGTAGGCGCTGTTGACATAACGCTTGAAGCTGGCAATCCCTTGTGGCGTCCACACCGGTTCCATCGTGTAGGGGTCAAGCCAGCGCAGACCCGTCACACGTACCCGGTTGCGCTCTTTGAACCAGTACGCCCGTGCGCCCAGGCAGAGCGCCGCCTCGGTGCGGTAAAGCATTTCCGGCATGACGGCCAGATGCTCCATGCCCGCCGGCGGAATCGGCTCTTCCGAATCCCAGAGCGGGTCGGTGCCGTTGGTGGGGTAGAGGCTCCACGGCACGGACGCAAGCGCGTTGGCGCGCAGGTCCACCGCCCGGTAGAGGTAGCCCACAAACGAGAGCAACTCCTGCGGCTTGCGTGTGGCACCGCCCGGCGTCTGCCACGGCAGGCCCCAGTCCGCCCACGACGTGATGCTGTCCAGCGGAATGCTCTTCGTCTGGTTCCCAACCGCAAACGCCTTCATCGTTACCCCCTACCAGATCAGCGGGCCGGTTCCAGCCACGCCATGCCATGCCAGTGCCAATGCGACCACCAAGTCATCGTGCAACCCCTCGGGCGCACTGTACGACGGTCTGCCCTGCGCGCTGATTTTGTACTCGTACGCACCCAACTCACCCGCCAGCACGGGGTTGTCCAGAATCGCCAGCTCTTGTCGCTCAAAGGCAAGCGCCAGCGACTGAATGAGGGGCGGCTTGCTTGTGGCCGTTGTCTCAAAGGCGAGCACCGGCAACCCCTCCTGCAACAGCGCCTCGAAGTTGGGGCCGCCAATGCTGTTCGTCTCAAAAACAATGCGCTCGACGTTCCACTTGCGCGCCAGCCCCGTGATGCGCGCCCGGTACGTCTCCCACGGCACGTTGTTGAAGCGCAACAGGTCAACCATCGTGCGCGTGCTTGCGTCCAACACGACCGCCGCCGTGTAGTCCTGCCGTTGCGCCGTGTCCACACCCATGACAAACGTCCCAGGGTACGGCTCGACGGGCTGCGCCGTGCTGCACTTGGCAATGTGCCGGAAGACTTGCCCTTGCCCCTCGAGGAACTCGGCCAAAATCTCTTGCCGGTACGCCTCTTCGGTCATGTCCTGCACAAGCTCGGCCACGGCCTCCCGGTTCAGGTGCGGATTGTCCAGCGTCGTCGCATGAAAGGCCTCCCAGCGCCCGCTCGTGTCGGCAATGGCCCGCTGGTACATGCCGTAGAACCAGTTCTTGCGAATGGGCGTGCTCAGGAAGACGGCCGTGCCGTTGCGGTCAGCCATCATCGGCGCGCCCACCTCGTACCATGCCTCCGGCTCCAGGTAGGCGCATTCATCCAGAATCAGCACGTCCGCATCGAAGCCGCGCAGCACGTCGGCTTCTCTGCCCGTCTTCACACGCAAGAGGCCCTTGCCAAACTCGAACAAGCGCCGGCTCTCGTTGCGGTAGACCAGCCCCGCCGTCACAAGCGGGTTAAGCCACAGACGCAGGTAGCGCCAAAAGATGTCGCTCTGGTCCTGGCTTGTCGACGCAATCAGCACCTTCTGCCTGCGCAGGAGCGTCGTGGCCGCCATGAGCGCGCCGAGCGTTGTCTTGCCCACGCGCCGCCCCGTGCAGACGACGCGCCGTTTGGCCGGACTACTCAGAATCCGGCGTTGCAGGGGCGTTGGACTCGGCAGCGTAATCGTCAACGAATCGGACATGAACCTCACTCACGGTACTGGCCGTGGTCTGCGTAGGCGCATCCAGCCCCAACATCTTCGCCCGTCGTTCCATGACGCGCAGCACGGTATTGATGGCGACGGCCTCACCGCGCATGGCAGCCGGCCACGCGGCACGCTGAATCTTGTCGAGGCGCTCCTCTTCGATGACCCGAATCTGCTCGGCTTGGTCGCGCAGCGCCTTTGCCAGCGCCTGACTGACGATCTTGTGCGCCTGTTGCTTGCTGATGCCCAGCGCCCGCCCGATTTCCTCATACGACGCCCCGGCGCGCCGCAACTCGCAGGCTTGCAGCACGCGTTCGGCGTGCGCCATGCTCCGCTTCCGTCCCAACACGCCGGGGCGCTCGTCGTCACTCATTTCCCGTCATCCCGTCGCGCCTCGAGTTCCTCAAAGCGCAGTTCCAGCTTTGTCAACTTCTTCGCCTGGATTTCCGCTTTCCGCTGCACCATCTGCAACGCAAGCTGCAATTGCCGGATTTCCTCTTGCAGCCCTTCGACGGCTTCCGCTGTTGCCTCGTCGGCAATCAGGAACTCAGCGGAAATGTCGTCGTCGCCAATGTCGGCACGCAACGCCGCCTCGTAGTAACCCCGATCCTCCATCACACACCTACCAGAGGATCGACGGCTTGCGCCCGTCGCTGCGTGCCACGCCTTCCGGCGCTTCCACCTGCGGCTGTACCGACGCGATCACCTTCGCCACAATCAGGAGCAGACCGGCAACCGCCGGGGCCCACGCATAGGCGCCAAAGCTCTCGTTGATCCACACGCTCAGCAGAGGAAGGGCCACCATGAGCGCACTCCACACCACACCCGGCAACTTGAACTCGTTCATTCTCATTTCCTCCTGTTTCCTACAGTAGCCGACGCATCGGCACGGTCTATGCAAAATCACCCAACAACACGTGCAAGGCGTTCAGGAGCATCACCAGGTCCCGCTTTTCCGGCACCTTGTCCTCGTGCACCTGTTGCCGTAAAACCCTTGCCAGCAACATGGCCTTTTCCGCCTGTTGCGCCCACTCGTCGGTGGTGTACCAGACGCCGCCGCGTTCCTCCCGACTAATCCACGTCGTGCGGCTGGCCTTGCGCAACATGGAATCCGCCCCGTGGTAGGTGTATTGCCACTTGTCGGCCACCTCCTGCGTGGTGAACATGCGCCGGCGTGCGGCCAGGAAACCCGCCGCAAAGATGGCCTCCGTCGGCAGGAACTCGTCGTCGTCGTTTGCTTTCATCATTTCCTCTGCTGCCACGGGGGAGAGGCAGCGCATCATGCGTCCTTCAACCAGTTGCGCACCGTGCGCGTCGTCACGCCGCACGCTGCTGCAATTTCCTCTTGCGTCACGCCGTTTTCCGCCATCTGCCACGCCATGCGTTTCCGGTCGTCAGGCTCAGGCTTCGGGGCCGGAAGGCGGGGCACGTCCACAACCTCGACCGTTTCCGCTACCACAGGAACCGGCGCGGCAACGGGTTCCGCCGCTTTCCGGGGGGCCGGTTCCTCTTTCCGCTCCGTGCGTGAGCGCACCGCCGCCAGCGAAATCAGCGGCAGGAACGTGCCCAGTGCCAACGCAAGCGCCCACACCAGACGGAAGGGCTCCACTGTTTCCATGCGGAAGTCCGTCATCACGACCTGGAAGGTGCCCGCCTGCGTGAGCAGGTAGAGCACCGGCGTGATGATCACCGTGGAAATGACCAGGGCGATGATGTTGAAGGCCAGAATCAGCCGCTCCTGCGGCTTGCGGAAGTAGAGTTCCCAGCCTGCGCTCATCGACCACGTGATGATGATGGCGAGCGGCACGCCAAACACCATGGGCTCATGGATGGCCCGAAACGCCACGCCCCAGCGGGGCACCTCGACAAGGCCTGCAAGCAACAGCGCCCAGTCCACTCGTTTCACCGCTTGCGCTACTTTCTCCCAGTTCATTTGCGGTCTCCCCTTCCGCTTCTGGTGGTGGTTGGTGGTGGTGGGTCACCAACCAACCAGCCCTCGAGTACGTCACCAAACTCACACACATCAACCAGTAGGGGGGGTACCCCCGCCCCTACTTTTTCGCCCACTCCACTTCGACGCGGGGGTTGCGCCTGTCATCCAGTCGGTCGACAACGAGACGGACAATCTGCGCATCATCCACGTAGATGAAGCCGTTCAGCGCGTCCAACAGAATTTTGATGCGGTTGTCGAGGTCTCCCCGTCGCTGGGGCCGGTAGAGCCTGAGCATGATGCAGATATCGCCCCGCTCAGGAGTCAGGCCAAGAGCTTTACACTGCCACCCTACTGTCTCCTGGTACGCTACAGCCTCAGCGCTCTTGTAGGTTCTGCCTCGTGCGTGCCTCCAGTATTTGTTTGCAGTCGGTGGGTACGGAAGAATCAGCATCGTTAACCTTTTTTCGGAATAGGCAGCTGGAAAGTTTTCGGAGATGGTTCCGTGAAATCCTTGAGCTTGTCCACAGTCATCTTCCAGTTGCGACGTGATCCATGTGCATGCAGCACAGCGTCAACTGGGCCTACCAAGCTGGGATGCAAACTGTTTTTGTCGCCCCAATGCACCAGGACAAGCGTGCACCCTCCCATACCTTCCTGCAAACGTTTGGCATTTCCCCACACTTGACTTGCCGTTTGACTGGTATCTGCAACGAACATGGTGTCTACAAATACCAAGTCTGGCGGTTTACAAATGCCATCTTCGATATATTTCCGCCACGAAGGGACGAATCCGTCCGTGTCTTCTCCGGTGTAAACCATGGCTGGAATGGAATGCGAAAACCTCATGTATTCCAGAAGCAGATTGTCTTCCTTGCGCTTCATGGTCGTCGACCAAACAAACATGTGTTCCTTTACGACGATGCTGTAACCATCCACCATGTAGACCACAGACAACGGGCGCTCAATCGGGAATCTTCTGGCAAACGGTGCGCCTGTTGCAGCGTTTATTGCCAGCGACAGAGCAGCAAAGACGTTTGCCTCTTCGCTTTTCCCATAAATCAACCCGATGTCCCCACGGCGAAGCAGTCCTTTCACCTGCACTTCCGGCGCCGGCATAGCGATGATTTCCTCCCATGAAAAATTGTGCGGCTTCCAATATGCTTCTGCTTCCAGCTCTTCAAATTCGTTTGTTTCCATAGGTCCCCCCGTCAACTTTCTACGCGTCAACGCCCTTGGCAATGCGGATTTTGGACGGCGCATCCACGATCACAGGCGTGGCCAGTTCCATCACCTCAGGCGACACTGGAGCAAACTTGTCAGAATGAGCGGCTGCCAAGTCGGCAAAGCCTGCCAGTGTCAGCGTCCAGTGCTTGCCGGGGCCGCCCAGCCAACGCTGGTCCTCCGGTCGCACCGTCGTCTTGAATTCGGCCAGGTCAGCGTACGGAAATTTCACGGCAATGTGGCGATGTTTGTTGATGTCTGCGATGGTGAACTTGTACATGGGGGCGGCCCTCCTCAGGCCCGTCAACGGTCTACGCGTCAACCCTGCGTCGGAATCGGAAAGCCGACGCGTTCGAGCATCGATTCCACAAAGCCCATCAGCCGGTAATCGCACAACATGTCGTTCGCATCCAGCTTCTTCCCGTCCCGTGTGCTCCAGCAGGCGTGCACCGTCTCGCCGATGGCACGGGCGTTGCGTGTGGCCCGCTCTTCCTGGTCCATCCACACGATGCACGCCCCGTAGCGCTGCGCGTGCTTGATGGCCGCCGGCGTCAGCGTCGCCGACTCGCTGCCCAGACTCAACACGTCCACGCCATAGGTGTGCGCCACTTGCCACACGCTCATGGCGTTCAGCTCGCCCTCCACCAGTGCCAGCACCCGGCGCGAGACGCCCGTCACGTCACGGTTGATGACCTGCCCGCCAAACAGCAGGCCACGGAAGACTGACCCCGTCTCAGAGATCAGCTTTGCTTGTCGTGGAGCGGGGTCAATCAGGCGGTAGCGCAGGGCGTGCAACTGGCCGGCCCGGAACCAGGGCAGCACGAGCGCCGGACCCATGCGCATGGCGTTGGGCGTGTAGCCGATGCCGAACGCCTTCAGCGTCTCGTTGGTCAGCCCCCGCTCCATAATGGCGTAGTCATAGCCCGGGTTGTTTTCTTCCCAGAGCGCTTGCTGAAAGCGTTCCAGTTTGTCGGCATTGCGTGCCGACCATTCAGGCGACACCGTGCCCTGGGGGCGTGTATCGACGGGTGGAGCCGACGGCAGGGGTGCCACAGGCACGGTCAAAGAGTTGGAGCCCAGCATCTCGATAGCCTCCCGAAAATCGACGTTGTGCATCCAGCGGATAAAGGCGATAGCGTCGTGGTGCTGCCCGTTGTCGAGGGGGTAGCAGTGACGGCAGAAGAACATGTCGGAGCGGACGTGAAAGCGGTCAGTGCCTCCGCACTTGGGGCACGGGCCGCTCCACTCGGTAGCGGACTCCCTGCGCAGGGTCGTGGCGCTGGAGACAAGCGAGCGCAGGTTGACCCGGCTGTTGATCATGTAGGTGTC